GTTTTATCCAAAACTATTTACTTTGCTATAGGAGACACTCGTGAATGGCCACCAGACCACCCCTAACACCCCAAAGCACAGAAAGTGCAACAATTCTACCAGCTAGCGGCAGTTCGACCAATGTGGCCTCAGCCTGCCCCCTAGGTGTATACAGTGATTCAGATGACTTCTTAAATGGAGCCGCTGCGCAAGTTTCGTATGTTTATAAGAAGCTCGGCGGAGATATTTTAGATCTTGAGATCACAGAAGGCAATGTTTATGCAGCCTACGAAGAAGCAGTTTTAGAATACTCTTATATTGTAAACGTACATCAATCAAAGAACGTTCTTTCTAATGTGCTAGGCAATATGACAGGCACATTTGATCACAAGGGTGAGTTAAGAAGCGGTGATCCTCTTTCTTCTAGCTTAGAGGCGGAAGAAGACGTCAATAGACATGGTGGAGCAGGTGTATCCTCCAAATATATGAAATTTAAGTTTGAGTATGCAAAGAACGTCGGCAAGGGATTTTCTAATGATTCGAATATGGGCGGATATGATACTGTGTATTCAGCATCTTTCCAAGCCACATCTTCAGTACAAGATTACGACCTTCAAGCAATCATTGCTAGCCAATCTTTAAATGATGCTTTTCCTTATTATAATAAGGTAGGGACAAACAAGGTTCTAATTCGAAAAGTTTATTATAAGACGAACCATGCTGCTTGGAGATTCTATGGATATTATGGTGGATTGAATACAGTCGGCAACTTGCAGTCTTATGGGCAGTTCGCAGACGATTCACAGTTCCAGATTGTTCCAGTCTGGCAGAACAAACAACAAGCTCATGCTTTTGAAGATGCTCTCTACACTAGAAACTCGCATTATTCATATGAGCTTAAGAATAACAAATTAAGAATATTCCCAACTCCAGTCCGCACCGGCCCAAGTAACTATTGGGTAGAATTTGTGGTCCCTAGGGACAAAAACGCGTGGGATAAAGAACACGCGGATACTGATGATGGATCGAATGGTGTCAACAATATGAACACCATCCCATTTGGTAATATTCCATTCATAAGAATTAATTCTATTGGTAAGCAATGGATCCGCAGATTCTCCCTTTCTTTGTGTAAAGAAACTTTGGGTCTGGTTAGAGGCAAGTTCGCAACAATTCCAATTCCAGGCGAGTCTGTAACTTTAAACGGATCAGATTTGGTTGCACAAGCAAAGGACGAACAAGAAAAACTTCGAGAGGAGCTTAAAACAGTTCTTGACGAGATGACTTATGAAAAATTAGTTGCACAAGATGCTTCAATCGCAGAGTCTGTTGGAAAAGTACAAGAAAAAATGCCACTGGGCGTATATACCGGCTAGGGGGAATAGAGAATGGCAAAAAAATGGGCACAACCAACTCAGCCTCCACCTCCTCTTTTCACAGGTAAGAAAGAGAGAGACTTAGTTAAGCAAGTTAATGATGAACTTATCGAGAGAGTCATTGGCCAGCAAGTGCTTTATTATCCAATAAGCTTGGAGCATACAAACTTCCATTCTTTATACGGCGAGGCCATTGAAAAAACATATCTGCCACCAGTTAGAGTTTATGCTCTTGTAGAATATGATGGCGAACAAACACAGTTCATGAATAATGCCGCTGTAGACAAGTTTGCATCAATTACAATTCACTTCCACAAAAGAAGGCTGACAGAAGATCAGAACCTTTTTGTAAGAGTAGGAGACTTCGTACTGTATGGCGATATATATTATGAGATAGTGACCTTGGCAGAACCGCAACAGCTCTTTGGCCAAGTTAACCATCAGATGGAAGTTTCCGCAAAATGTATTAGAGCACGCGAGGGTTTATTCGATGCGTTATGATGATGACAAGGGCAAGAAAACAGGGATTATAGAAGAAAGAATAATTCAGCCTTCAACTTTAGAAATTATTGATCAATCCATGTTTGATTGGGTTGACGAGAAGTTGAATATTTTTTGTGACACAAACAAGGGATGGAAGAAGACTCCGGTCTTATGGATCACAGCCGAACGTTCTCACCAGATTAAACATAGTCAGGAACTTCGAGATCAAAAAGGATCCATCATCCTGCCAATCATTACAATTGAAAGAGCTTCCATGAATAAGAACCCTGCCAGCAAAGGCATCTTTTATGGGAACATCCCTCCAAGTGCTCAGGGAGGTTCAATCACAGTTTCAAAAAGAATCAATCCAGACAAGACATCTAACTTTGCCCGTGCCGATGCTTATAGAAAGCACAAGCAAATTAACTTTCCAATAGAAAATAAGAAAGTTGTTTACCAAACAATGACTATCCCGATGCCCACATATGTTGAGATCATGTATAACATCGTTTTAAAGAGCGAGTATCAACAACAGATGAATCAGATGGCGCAACCGTTCTTTACAAAACCCGGAGGTATCAACCACTTTCTTTTGGAGAGGGATGGTCATCAATATGAAGGTTTCATCGAGGGAGATTTCAACCAAGATAACAACATATCAAATTTAGCCGAAGACGAAAGAATGTACCAAACAACGGTCAGTATAAAAGTCCTTGGTTATTTGATCGGTGAAGACAAAAATCAGGCCAACCCGAAAGTTGTAATTAGAGAGAACGCGGTCGAGGTGAAAATGCCCCGCGAACGAGTGATATATGGCGACATTCCCGATCATATTGGCAAGAAAGGCTTTTATAGAGATTAGTTGGACTTTTCGAGTATAAACCAACTATTTACTAAAGAAATTCGTACGTTTTATTAAAGGAGACGATCCAATATGTCATCGCAGAAATTTAAATTTGTTTCACCTGGGATTTTCATCAATGAGATTGATAAATCACAGACAACTGAACAGGGCACCCCACCAGGGCCAGTAATCATTGGCCGTTTTGAGAGAGGACCGGGCATGCGCCCAGTAAGAGTTAACTCTTTCTCAGAATTTGTTCAAATTTTTGGAAACCCAATTGCCGGTAAAGGCGGCGTCAAAGATGTTTGGCGTGAGGGCAACTATATGGCACCAACGTATGCGGCATACGCTGCCCAAGCATACTTGGCAAACCAAGCCCCAGCAACTATCATCCGCCTTCTCGGGCAGGAATCAGATAACCCAACAACTTTCGCTGCCGGCACTGCTTCTACGTACAACTCTAAAGCAGGTTGGGGCCTAAATGCAATGAGAGGCGCTACCAATACTGTTACTCAAGGTAGCCCAGGTGGAGCTTACGGACTTTTTGTTTATCCATCGGCTTCAACAGGTACCACAGCGTTCCCGGGAGACGACCTTCTCAAAACGAAAACGCATTTGACAATGAGTTTGGCTGCAGTGTTCTATACAACAGGTGACGACATCGTTGCACTCTCAGGAAATTTAACAGGCCCGGGCATAATAACTGGCGATACCGACGGGGCCACCGCGATAAGGTTCCAATGTTTGGGACAGCATCTCAAGCTTGCTTGATTGATGCCAACACTGTATCTGGTAGAAGAGAATTCACCGCTGTGCTCGGAACCCTTGGAGAGGTTCACCAAGGTGCTGCAGAGCGAGTAGCATTCAACTTCGATAGAAATTCAGAAAAGTTTATCAGAAGCGTATTTAATACAAATCCGGTTTTGGCCAACACTGATATCATAGCTTCAGCAAACTCTAAGGCTATTTGGCTTGGAGAGACTTATGAAAAGTCTCTTTTGAATTATGAAAGAACAGGTATGAGTGCCCTTACAGATATTTCAGGTGCTGTTGTTCTCGGGTTGTCTGCTGTAGATGGTTCTGAGTGGGGCAACCGTCAGGCTCAAGCGAGAACCTCGAAGACTGGTTGGTTTATCTCACAACACTTTGGAGAGCCTGAGAACTTTAACCCAACTAAGGTACAAAAACTTTTCAAGCTCCATTCTTTGGAGAAAGGAGCATGGGCTCAAAGAAACCTTAAGATTTCTATTGAGAACATCAAACCATCTCCATCCTTAAGAGGCGAGTATGGTAGCTTTACTGTTGCTATCCGTAAAATTAACGACAAAGATAGCACAGTGCAGTATGTGGAAAAGTTCACAAACTGTAACCTTAACCCAAATTCGCCAAACTA